GCTAGAATGAAGGCAAAACAGGCGGGATGAGGCGAATATTTGCAGCGTCTGAATGAATGCTGTACATTTCGCATAACACACTGCCATCTTCAGAAATCATTCTATATGCTACAATGATGATACATAAGCTGGTTTTGAATCGTCGCCTTACAATCTTAACTCCTAAACTCGAATCTCTTTTCGCCTACGGAGGATCTCCATAATGAAAAAAGCCGCATGTTTCAGCGTTGCCGCATTAGACTATTTTCCGCAGATTAATCAGCACTTCGCGGGTGGAAACGCCCTCAATCAGGCAATCAACTTCCGGGCGCTCGGCTGGGAGACCGCCTTTCTTGGCGCGCTCGGAACCGACGAAGCTGGAGACCAGATCGAGAATCTGCTCAGGAAGAACGGCGTCGATCTTTCCGGCATGCGCCGCCTACCCGGTCAAACCGCCTCCAATCGGCTCATGAACGATGAGAACGGCGAGCGGTTCGGCATCGATGGCGCCTGGCTGAACGGCGTCTATCAAGACTACGTTATCTCGGAAGAGGACTGGGCGCGTATTGCGGACTATGAGCTGTGGTCGACACACGCGAACGGCAATAATTACGCGGAAGCCCTCCGTCGAAAAACGCCCAAAAACTTCCTCGCCGTCGACTTCCTCCATTTTGACACATACGAACTGCTCGAAGCGGGCCTTACCGAGGTCGATATCGCCTACTTCGGCGGCGTCGCCGGGCAGCTTCCAGATCTTATCGAACTATCCCGCCGATTTTCGGGCATCATCGTGCTGACGCTCGGTGCCGCCGGCAGCATTGCCATCCGAAACGGCGAAACCATAGCCGAGCCCGCCCTGCCGCTCGAAAAAGTGATCGACACGACCGGCTGCGGTGACGCTTTTCAAGCGGGATTCACGGCCGAATACATCGAGTCGAGAGATATCCGTAAGGCGCTCCGAAAAGGCGCCGAGCTAGGCCAGACCGCCGCGGCTCATCATGGCGGAGTGCCGTGGGAGTAAGGGGAACCGGGAACTCTTTACTCCATACCTCTAAAATTAATAACCGCGCTCTTTCCTGAAAATTTTTATTGCGGCATGGCTTATGATTTCCTTAGTTTTTCAAGCATCCGATTGGAACTATATATATCCCATCCTGTCGTCTATATGCAAAATCACCTGTACCTACAATAATCATCTTAAATGAATAACTGTATCACACTCTAATCCAGACTTATCCCGATAATGAGAAACTTCCCCACCTAAGTATTCTGCATAAACGCGCAAATTTTCCGCTTCTTGGCGCTATTTTTTTCGGCGTCTTAGCACCGGATTTCAATCGCAAATACTCTTAGAAAACCATATAACCGCTCGCAATCATTCATTTTGTGGCAAAAAAAGCAATAGGTACAATACCTGCTGCCTTTTAACATCTGATACATCTCAATAAACTGAAACGATTATTTAAGGGTATTCCACGGAGAGATCACAATAAATGTCCTGATTGCTGCCATCGTCACAGTCGGCATATTTCTTGGCTCCTTCCTGATAAAAAGGGCAATCGCATCGGCGAGAATGAAGGCAAAACAGTCGGGATAAGGCTATTACCATAATCCGTAAGCGGACCCATAAAAAGTAACCCGGAAAAGCGATGCATCACACACGCAAAACGCTAGATGCACACAAATCCCTCTTCTCTAATGTTCCACTATTATATTTGCGACCTTCCGCAGGAGCGCAGCGACGAGGACCTGGGAGCAAATTAACTAGCGGAACATTACTCAAACTCGTCTCAGGAGACTTTGCGTTAACGTTTTTCTCTTTATTTCCTGTGCGTTAAGGTTCATAATTTTATTTTTGGTGTCTCTATTTTTTATTTGCTAATTTTTTTGTACTCAAAGTGCACTCATAGCGATAAAAGAGAGATTTGTTTTACCACCCATCCTACATAGTACCTATTTCTCGGTCACAAATGTTTATTATGTATTCTGGAACGGTAGAAAACTCAGTTGGATTCAATTGAAATAAGCTGTCATTTTCTATATGATATGCCTCATCAATAAATTTCTTAAAAATTGTATCAGCAATATTGCCATGATTTATAATCCTATAAATTTGCACTTTTTCATAACCACTGCTAGCATTTCTATAAACTGCAACCATATCATCATGGTTGTGAGCTCTTTGATATACTCTGTTGTAATCAAAATCAGCTATTTCGCTGCAAATCGTGGCACTTGCATCTGTAATTTCTTGAACAGACATAGCTCTTTCACCATGTTCATCTTGAATCGGGTGGCTTTACATCATCCAAACCATCAGAGTCACCCTCTGGATTGATTGGAAGCCTGAATCTTATAGCCTTTAGCCACTGTCCTTCAGCTGTTTTCTCTTCGTGTATTTGTATTTCTTCGATTAGGGATTCCATTAGTTTTCGTCTCTCTAATTGATCCATTACTTCATACACTTTACCAAAATCAAGAAGAACCTTGTAGATGTTATCTGTAGTAATCTTATTTCTTTCGATAGCAGATTTCTTCTTCAATGCAATATCGATTAACTCTTCAAGTTCTTCTGCTGTATCGTAAGATTTATAAAGACGCTTGTTTAAGTCTGCCTTCAGTCTCTCATAGTGTTTATCTTCAAAATCCAATTCATCAATATCAGATAAGATTCTGTCTTGAAGCATAATATTGTGCTTCAACTTCTTGTTTAGTGCCTCGAGTTCAGCATCAAGGTCTGAAGTATCAACTTTTACTTTTATCTTATTCTTCATTAGCTCTGCAAACTTAGGATTACTTACAAGCTCTTTAATTACTTCTTCAATAGCACTATCAATTACTTCTTCGTTAATCTGTTTACTGAACTCACACTCATGGCCTCTTGTTTTCTTATGGTGTTTACAACCATAGAAATAGTAGTCCTTATACTGAGAACCATCTTTCTTTTTCTTTCTGGATTTATTCCCACACATTCCAACGCCACAAATAGGGCATTTAATAATGCCAGATAAGAGGTGAACTCTCTCATTTTTATTAGCGTGTAAGTGCTCGTATTTCTTGGCTTGTTTATCTAATTTCTCCTGAGCTTCATTCCATAGTTCTTCAGATACTATTGCTTCGTGAAGTCCATCTACAAGAATATAATCAGAATCTTGAACTCTCTGATATTCATCTCTTGTGCCATGAACCTTTTTAAGTTTTCTTCTTCCATAAGCAATCTTACCCATATATACAGGATTTCTTAGAATCCTTTTCAAAAGTACAGCATTAAATAAAGGATTCTTTCCATTCTGTCGCTCGATTTTACCAACACCATGATTAGCAAGATATCTTGCTAAAGCATTGGCTCCCATATCTGAATTAACATATTTATCGAATATAGTTCTTATTGCTTCAGCTTCTGTCTCGTTAATATATAACTTGCCATCTTGAAGGGAATAACCATATGGTGCGAACCCACCATTCCATTTTCCTTCACGAGCTTTCTGCATTCTTCCCTCCATAGTCTGAATACGAATGTTATCTTTCTCGATCTCAGCAACGGCAGATAGAACGGAAATAATAAGCTTACCTGCATCTTTAGATGAATCAATTCCATCTTCTACACAGATAAGGTTAACGCCATAATCCTGCATAATCTGAAGTGTATTTAACACATCAGCTGCATTACGACCAAAACGAGAGAGCTTATATACAAGGACATATGAGATTCCATCCTTATCATTCTTGATATCTTCAATCATCTGACGGAACTGGATTCTTCCTTCGATTGATCTTCCGGATTTACCAGCATCCTCATATTCTCTTACTATTTCATAGTCGTTATATTCAGCAAAGGCACGCATTTTTGCCTTTTGAGCATCAAGAGAGTATCCATCGATTTGCATTACGGTGGATACTCTTGTGTAGATATAAACCTTAATCTTTTCTTTATTCATATATCGATTACTCCAATTATTTATTACCCTTTGTATTAGAAAGCATTGTGAGATATGCAATCAATCTCTTCTGTAAACCATCTGGAAGCTGACGATAAGATTCCAATAAAAGTGATTCGTCAGTCGATACAGATGAAGTATCAACAACATAATCTGGCTTGCTACCTACAAGTAATTCCTCTGGAGTAATACCCAAACTCTCACAGATAACCATAATTTTATCTGCTCCAGGATTAGTATTTTTCTTTTTCCAATCGTTAATAGTCTGAAGTGATATACCAGTTAACTTAGAAAGTCTGTACTGAGTAACTTCCTTTTCTTCCATAATTGAAAACAATCTTTCGCTAATAGTCATTTGAATTTCCTCTTTTTGATAGTCTGTATATACGGATTATATAACACGATTTCAAATTATGAAACCCTCTGCAATAGAGAAAGTATGATTGGCTTTTTCTCGGTTACGAATTTAGTTAAGTCAGTAATAACATACTCATAATATCTGTTTGATAACTCTGGAGAGTATTCTCTGAACATAGAATAGAGTTCATTTATATGTTCGTTCTTATGTTTTCCGAATATAGAAACCTCAAGTTCATCCCAATGTCTGGTAATAACTTCAGTTAAAAAATCTGCAAATAGATCAATATCGCTCTTCATTAACGCCTCCTTTCTGCAATAAATTTTCGTTGCAGAACAAATGTTCTTTTATGATTATATATGCCTGTAAAGAAGAGTTCAAGGTCATAAATCGTACAGTTTAGAGAGAACAAGAATAGTATTGAGATTTGGAAGCAGGATAAAGCAGGGATGTCGTTT